TAACGAGGAATATACGCGCAGAGTTATACCATTTCTGAAAAAGGAGTATTTTGAAGGCTCGCACCGAGCAGTGTTCGAGTCCATTATCCATTTTGTCACCAAATACAACAAGCTGCCGACATCAGAGTCTCTTCAGATTGAAATCCAAGAGGTTTCGGAGCTTATTGGGCCAGAGGATGCCGCCGAGGCTTCTGCCATTCTCTCGGATATTTCTGAGGACAAGAAGGTCGACGAGCAGTGGCTTGAGGATCAGACCGAAAAGTGGTGCCAGGACCGTGCAATCTATCTCGCGATCATGGAATCGATTAATATTATTGACGGCAAGCATAAGGAACTGACCAAGAATGCATTGCCCGAATTGCTGTCCGATGCCCTGTCAGTCTGCTTTGATACGAATGTCGGTCATGATTATATCAATGATGCCGACGGTCGGTACGAATTTTATCATCGGACCGAGGAGCGGATTCCATACGATCTTGACTATATGAACAAGATTACCAATGGTGGTCTTCCACAGAAATCACTGTCAGTAATCCTTGCATCAACTGGTGCCGGCAAAAGTCTGTTCATGTGCCACCAGGCTGCTGCGGCACTTACGCAAGGAAAAAATGTTCTTTATATTACGATGGAAATGGCAGAGGAACGTATTGCCGAACGTATCGACGCGAACCTGATGAATGTGCCGGTCGATCAGTTGGAGAATATGTCATATGACATGTATTCGAACAAGATTGCCAATATTGCCAAGCGGAATATCGGTAAGCTGATTATTAAGGAATATCCGACGGGTGCTGCACATGCCGGTCACTTCCGTGCACTACTCAACGAGCTGAAACTCAAACGGAACTTTGTGCCTGACATTATCTTCACCGATTATCTTAATATCAGTGCATCGTCACGCATGAAAGGCCTTGGTGGTGCAATTAATTCGTATTCGTACATTAAATCCATTGCCGAGGAAATGCGCGGCCTTGCCGTTGAGTTTAACGTTCCTCTTGTCACCGCTACTCAGTCCAATCGCGATGCGTTTGGCAATTCTGATGTCGACCTTAATAACACGTCCGAGTCATTTGGTGTTCCTGCAACGGCTGATCTGATGTTCGCGTTAGTGACTAACGAGGAACTTGAAAAACTTGGGCAGGTCATGATCAAACAGCTCAAGAATCGCTACGCTGATCCTAGTAAATACAAACGATTTGTATTAGGTGTCGACCGAACAAAAATGCGATTGTTTGATGTGGAGGAATCTGCGCAGACACTTGTAACACAGGACTCTGGACCTGCATTTGATTCGTCCGCAACCGCGGCAAGAATTGGATCTGAACGTAAAGATTTTAGTGGAGTAAAGGTGTAATGAACGTAAAACTTATCAGTTATACTCAGCCATCAGATGAATTTGCCGCTGAATGGGAAAACACAAAAGAGAATCCAGACCTACTTGATCTTGTTTCGTATTGCGCGAGGGTATCAAATCCCTCGAATCAAATGAACCAGGAGACATCCGAGAAATTGATTCGATTCCTTGCTCGACATGGTCATTGGTCACCATTTGAGATGGTGAATGCAACACTTGAGATTAATACAACTCGAGATATTGCTCACCAGATTGTGCGGCATCGCTCGTTTGCATTTCAGGAATTCTCTCAACGGTATGCCGATCCGACTAAGGATCTGAATTTTATATTTCGCGAGGCTCGTCTGCAGGATACTAAGAATCGGCAGAACTCAATTAAGCTTGACGATACTCCGGTCAATCGTACCATGGCTGAGATGTGGAATCAGAAACAATCGCAGGTACAGGATGCAGCCCTCGACGCATATAAATGGGCAATTAAGAATGGTATTGCCAAGGAGCAGGCACGTGCTGTACTACCCGAAGGTATGACTGAATCTCGTCTGTATATGAACGGTACCTTGAGATCATGGATTCACTATATCCATCTTCGTTCAGGCAATGGTACGCAGAAAGAACATGCCGAGATTTCTCGTGAGTGTGCTTGTGCACTTGCTCCAGTATTCACGATGATTAGTGAATATATAACAGAAGAATAAATATATTCATGCTGTCAATAGTAGCTTTTAAATGGAATCGGAATCGGTCTGGTATGCAGCTTCCGAGTTCGATTGACCAATACGGTGCGGAACATGTGAATATTCTGTATCACTCGATTCAGAGAAACACAACGGTTCCGCACCGTTTTATTTGCGCGACTGATGATCCAATTGGATTACACCCAGATATTGAGGTAATTGACTTGTGGGATTACTGTCAATATCTGGGTGGTTGTTATAATAGGCTTTATATATTTTCTCCAAACATTAAATATATCTTTGGCCCTCGATTTATTACAATTGATCTTGATTGTGTAATTACATCGAATATAGATCACATTCTTAATCGCACCGATGATTTTATTATTAATGAATACAATATTGAAGTAAACCAACACGCAACGCACCAATGTTATAATGGCGGTATTATTATGATGAACTCTGGTGCAAGAAAACAAGTATGGGATAAATTCGACCCCGAAATATCACCACAAATTATACAGCCCAGAAAGGATAGGATTGAACTTGTAGGCTCCGATCAAGCATGGATCACGCACGTTTTAGGCCCAGGAGAACAGACCTTTGGACCTCAAGATGGAATTTATGATTTTCGTAGACTCAAGGATAAACACAAATTACCTGAAAATGCCGCAATTGTAATGTTTCCTGGAAAACGAGATCCTTTAACAGAATATCACAGGTATAAATGGATACAAAAATATTGGTCTGGCAACATGAGCGATAGTCGTGTTGTTAGTAAAGGATTAAGACGTGCCAGATCAATTGAAAGAAAAAAATTAAGACGAAAACAAATGGCTGCTCGAAGATCGTGAAACAAATTACATTCATATATCCTTATTTTGAAAATGGCCCTATGCTCAAGGTTCATCTGAACGAATGGGAAAAGTATCGTAATAAGGATCACTGGAAAATCATTATCGTCGATGATTGCTCAAAGCGGCAGCCGGCTATTGATTTTATTCGTGATATAGGTATTGAACTTGAGCTTTATAAAATTAATACGGATATACCTTGGAATCAGGATGGAGCACGAAATTTGGGCATGACTTACGCAGGTGGCTGGTGCCTTATGTGTGATATGGATCATCTTCTTCCCGCTGATGGTGCTGATCGCTTAATCCATAAGGGTCGGTGGAAACCTACAAAGCATTATACGTTTAAGCGACGCGATTATACAGACACTCGAATCTCTAAAATACCGCCAAATATCATGCTCCTTCATAATGATTTATTTTGGAAAGTCGGTGGATATGATGAGCGATTCTGTGGCTATTACGGATCGGACGCAAATTTTATTTCAAGACTTCAGTTTCGATCTGGGGTCGGTAAAGTCCTCAAGGATATCGATCTTACCATGTATCGGGCAGACGAATTGGAAGGAGCAACCACCACTGACTATGGCCGAAAGGAATCTGAATATCACATTAAGAATTATCCTGAACTTCGTGAATTAATGTTCCAATATGAGCCGCCTATTCAACCACTCAATTTTGATTATGAGCGACTAATATGAAATCTGTGTATTGTGTATATAGGAGCGGCGGTTTTAAGAATGGCAAAAAGCCCGTCGAGTATAACGCAACTCAGGTTCAGTGGCTCAAGCGACAGTGCGACGAGCATTTGCCTGGCATTGATTTCTTCTGCCTCACTGATGTCGGTGAAATCGAAGGCGTAAATACGATACCATTACTTCATAATTGGCCAGGATGGTGGTCAAAGATCGAGCTGTTTCGATTCAATGACGTATTCTATCTTGACCTTGATACTGTCATTCTGAATGATATCCGATACATGCTTGATCTTACGGAATTTTATGCACTGAGGAATCTTTCTGGCCACAAGCGAAACGGCAAGATTGTAATGGGATCCGGCATTATGTCATGGTCTGGATCATATCGACATGTGTACGATAAATTTGATATCAATCAAATCCGTGTATATTCAAATCATCAAAATCGATGGGGTGATCAAGGCTATATCCATGAACAAGTAACCTACAACGCGCTTCAGGATGCTTTCCCCGGTAAAATCCATAGCTATAAATTTGACGGTATTAATCAGTCAAATCCGCCTGGTGATATTGTTGTGTTCCACGGTAACCCTAAGCCATGGGATTCTAGGCAAGATTGGGTGCCGCCACTTGTTCGCGACGAGAACAAGATTTATTCCTGAGATGATCGAATCGTGTGTTTACAGCACGTATAACATGTGATAAAATGGACTCACCAAATGGGAAAAAGGTACTACATTATGGGATTTCTTGAGACACTCACTATCGTATTCATCGTCCTGAAGCTGACTGAGGTGATTGCCTGGTCTTGGTGGATGGTATTTTCTCCGATGCTGGTCGGATACGCGGTCATCTTTATTGGAGCCATTATCATTGCTGGCATCAAGATTGCACGAGGTGAGGTATAATGATCATCGCAAAGGAAACCACCGTATGGGACGCAGCACC